GTATCCGCATACGAAAATATGTATTGCGTCAGGCACGCGAGGACAGGCTATCAATGTCCTTGAAAAGATACAGACCGATCTGCTGCCGAACTCACCGGAGCTGAACGCGGAGATCGACTGGAAGAATACAAAGTTCAACGGCACGAACGCGATCATGATGTTCAAGAACGGCAGCTATATCAAGGTTGTTACAGCCGGCGAATCCGCCAGAGGCAACCGCGCGCACGTTTTGATCCTGGATGAGTTCCGGCTGATCGACAAAGACACAATCGATACGATTCTGAAGAAGTTCCTTTCATCGGCCAGGATGCCGGTTTACTCAGAGCTCACAGACGAAGAGAAGGACCGGGAGAAAGAGAAAGAACAGCTGAAAACGCTGTACTTCAGCTCAGGTTACTACCAGGATCACTGGAGTTTTCTGAAATGCAAGGATACGTTTGTCCGCATGCTGCGCGGGCGGAAGGAGTTCATTGTTGGGCTGCCATGGCAACTGGCTGTTGACGAAGGGCTGCTGAGCATGGACACCGTTGAGGCAGACATGACGGAGGCCGATTTCACAGAAGTGAAATGGGCGATGGAGATGGAGGCGATCTTCTGGGGCGCAGGAGACGGCTCCTTTTTTGATTACGATGTTGTGGCGAAGAACAGACACCTCAAGTATCCGATGTACCCGGACAGACTTTCATCTAAGTTCGGAAGCGGGAAGAACGTTGGCATGGTGCGTATCCCACCGAAGCAGAACGGCGAGCTGCGCCTGCTGTCTGCGGATATCGCGCTTATGTCATCAAAGAAGCACAACAATGACGCGACGGCAATTTTCATCAACCAGATGATGCCGACAAAATCAGGCAGATATACGCACAACATTGTATATACGGAATCGATGGAGGGCGCACGCGGAGAAGACCAGGCGCTGCTGATACGAAAGCTGTTTGACGAGTACGACTGTGATTATATCGTGCTGGACACGCAGGGCGTTGGTATGACGGTGTACGAACCGCTCACGAAGGATCTCGTCGATCCGGACACCGGTGAACAGTACCCCGCACTCTCCTGCTGCAATGACGCGGAGATGGCGGCGCGATGCACCGTTATCGGAGCGCCGAAGGTGATATGGTCGATCAAGGGTACAGCGCAGTTCAACTCAGACTGCGCGGTGCTGCTGCGCGAGGGATTCAAGAGCGGAAGAATCAGATTGCTGACAAATGAATATGACGCTGACGAACTGCTTGCGGAAATCGGCGGGTATTCAAAGCTGAACCCACCGGAGCGGCTCGCGCTGCAGATGCCGTACATCAACACGACGCTGCTGATTGATGAGCTTGTGCGGCTGCAGCACGATGAATCAAGCGGAAAGGTAAAGATCAAAGAAAAGGCCGGAATGCGCAAAGACCGCTATTCGAGCCTTGCATACAACTACTATGTGGCAATTCAGCTGGAGAACAAGATGGGCAGAAGAAACAATTCAAGCGCGTCTATCTCCGATCTGTTTGTAATTAAGCCACCATCCTATAACAGAAAGGCGGTGAATATGGCATATGGCAGGACAAGGCAAAACTCGTGGCGCTGATACGAAAAACATCAGCGGATATATTGGCATGTCAAAAAGATTTGCACAGTTGAACAGACTGATCCTGCGAGATCTCAACAACTATACCAATGCACCGACTTTCTCATTATTCACGAAAGACGATGTGGCACGGTATCTGTCCAATCCATACAGATATGAAAAGCAGCTGCGAAAAGCTGTAACCTACATCTATGGAGCAAGCTCCCATTTCAGAAGACTGATCCAGTATTTCGTGGGGCTTACGGATTGGGCATACATCGTTGAACCGTACAAGGTTGACCCCGCGAAAGCGAATGTGCGAATCATGAACAACAATTACAGGAAGGTACTGAATCTGTTGTCGTCCATGAGTATCAAGACGCAGTTCCCAAAGATACTGACGGTATGTTTGAGAGAAGATGTGTTTTACGGGACGGCATGGATCACAAACGACAGCGTGACGATCCAGCAGCTGCCGAGCGATTACTGCTCCATATCGACAGTCGAGGGGAATGTGCCGAATGTAAGCTTTGATTTTTCATACTTTGACTCACACGGTTCGCTGCTTGATTATTACCCGGCTGAGTTCAGGACAAAATACATTCAGTACAGAAACAACAGAACCATGAGATGGATTGAGCTTTCGAGCCCATATTCATTTGCTGTAAAGTGCAACAACGATATTCTTGAATACGCAATGCCGCCGTTCGCGGGAATCTTGAGGGAGCTGTATGACCTGGAGGATTACAAGGGGCTGAAGCTTACCAAGACGGCCCTTGAAAACTACGCGATGCTGGCGATGAAGCTGCCGATGGAGGATGACGGAAGCTGGGGAATTGACCTGGACAAGGCGAAGGAGTTCTGGAGGAATCTTGATTCCGTGCTGCCGGAAGAGGTCGGCTCTGTGCTGACGCCGATGGATATTGACAAGATCAGTTTTGAGAAGTCAAACACCGGCGACGTTAACACCATATCCGACGCCCAGCAAAACATATTTACGGCAGCCGGCGTTCAGTCCATGTTATTCAACAATGATAAGGCTTCGGCAAACGCATTGCTGCTGAGCATCAAGGCGGACCAGGCGATCACATACGGCATTGTAAAGAGTATACAGGACGTTGTGAACAGGATCGTGCAGGCGCAGAGCTACGGGAAGAATTTTACCGTAAACATGCTCAATGTCTCACAGTACAACAGTAAAGAAGTCGGGGACGCATACCTGAAGGCCGCATCCTACGGACTGCCGACTATCTCGGCATACGCGGCGTCGCAGGGCATCGGGCAGGCGGAACTGGACAGCATGAGCTTCCTTGAAACGAAAGTGCTCGGGCTGCAAGAGTTGTTTAAGCCGATCATGAGTTCGACACAGATGAGCGCGGCAGATGTAACGGGCAATGGCGCGACTGATGAAGGCGGCGCACCGACGAAGGAAGTCGGAGAGATTTCCGACTCCGGCGAAGAGAATCAGGAGAGCGCCTGATGAAAAAATTCATATATGTTCTTGACACCGCTTCGCGAGACGAACTCGTGAAGGCGGGTTTTTTATTGCTGAAATCGGATGAGCGAAATTCGATCTACATATTCAGTGCGGACGACAGAATGAGCTTTGCGCTTGCTGACGGACACATCCGGTATGTGGAGTCGAATGTGCTCACGTTTTAGCGGAGGAGGTTGAGATGGAAAAAGTTATGACGATGACTTACGCATCATCTTTAACCGACCTCTGTTCTTTGAACTCCTCATTTGACAAGGGCGTATTGCGTGTTGCCTACCACGGCGAGAATCGTAATAAAAGCTATATCTCAAAACAGACATTTGAGAATTGCATCAAGACCATGTTCGACTGTCCGATCGTGTGCAATTACGACCGCGACACCGACACGCTTGGTGGACACGATATGCAGATCGTCCGAGACGCGGAAGGATCGCTGCGTGTTATCAACGCCACTACCCCTGTAGGGTGCATTCCGGAGAGCGCACGCTACTGGTGGGACGAGGTGGATGAGGAAGACGGAACAGTCCATGAATACCTGTTTGTTGACGCGCTTTTATGGAAACGGCAGGAGGCTTACAGAAAGATCAAAAGTGACGGGATCACCGCGCAGTCGATGGAGATCACGATACGCGACAGCGAAAAGATCGACGGCATACTGCACATCAACGATTTTGAGTTTACTGCCTTCGCGCTGATCGGCGTAACGCCGTGTTTTGAGAGCGCAGCACTGGAAATGTTTTCAAGCAGGGATTTCAAACAGCAGCTTTCTGAGATGATGCATGAATTAAAGGAAAGCTTCTCATTGGTTAGCCCCTCACAAGAGGTTAACGATATAGAACAAAAAAATGATCCGATGGAAGGAGGAGAGAAGGTATTGCAGGAGAAACTTGATTTGGCTGCGAGCTACGGCATTGATGTGGATACGCTCGATTTCTCCATTGAAGAGATGGAGCTTGACGAGCTTGCGAAAAAGTTTGAAGCGATGAAGAACGCTGAGGAACAGAATGCCGACAATGGCAGCACACAAGATGAAAACTTTGAGCTCAACTCAAATATTGTCGATGAGATTTACCGCGTTCTGACAGAGGGCGAGGTTATCCACCGCGAATGGGGCGATATGCCGCGCTACAGCTATGCGGATATGGACGCGGAGCTCAGCGAGGTATACGCATGGGATCACGAGAACTGGCTTCTGTATGGGTTTACATACAGTCTGGACGGCGATGCTGTCAAGATTGACTTTGAAAGCAAGAAGCGAATGAAGTATGCGATCGTCCCGTTTGATGAGGGCGAGCAGGAATCTCCGTTTGCGGCAGCGTTTGCCGAGATGGAAGGAAAGCTTTCTGCGAACACCGAGCTGGACGCCAAGTTCCAGGCAGCCTCCGACACGATTAAGTCTATGGAAACAGAGCTTGGCGAGCTGCGCCAGTTTAAGGCCGATACAGAGAACGCAGCGCTGAAAGGCGCGCGCGAGAAGGTCTTTGCTCAGTTTGAAGACCTGGTCGGCGTCGAGGCGTTTGAGGCGCTGCGCGAGGACTGCGAGCAGTACAGCGATATGGACGCGCTGGAGGAAAAATGCTACGCGATCCGTGGAAGACTTGGCACAGTCGCGAAGTTTGCACAGGAGACTTTGCAAGATGAGAAAACACCAAAACTGATGGTCGTGAAAGATCACGAGCCTGCCAAAGAGCCTTACGGCGGCATCTTCGCCCGTTACGGCATCGAGGCTGACTAACTAATAAGGAGGAAATTAACTATGGCTAATAATCATGCTGTTGTGCGGACCGACCGTATGTTTGGCACTGACAACCGTGCCGGTCTGATTTCTATTGAGTATCTTGGCGCTGATGGCGCTACCCCCACCGCTATTGACAACGGTAATGTTCTGAAGGTCGGTGCGCTCGTGTCCCACGGCACCGCTCCCGATATCACCTACGAGCGCGAGGTTTTCGTCGGCGCTGCTGCCGCCGCGAATGACGCGGTTGACGACATTGTGCTGGTCGCCACCCCGGAGGTCATGTATGACGAGCGCCTGCACAATCTGGACGACTTCTACAACGAGGCCGGCAAGATCGCGCGCGCTTACCGCCTGCATAAGGGCGATATCTTCTCCGTCACCAAGGAAGCGCTGGACGGCAAGGCCGTCCCTGCAATCGGCGATGTTGTCGAGCTGAAGGCCGGCACCAAGCTGAATGTCGCTGCGTCTGCCACCTCCGGCTCCACCCAGGTCGGCAAGATCATGGCCGTTGATGTTGTGGGCCGTTACACCTACTACGTCGTTCTCGTCGGCTAATAAATAAACAAAAGAAGGAGGGCTTATTCATGGCTAATTTTGATATGAACGAACTCGTCAAGCTCGCCGTTGACGGCTACAAGGGCAATGTCGAGAAGTTTTCTGTTAAAAAGTCCCAGGACGCGCTGCGTGAGGCGCTGATTGAGGCAAACGGCGGCAAGACCCAGCTGAACTACAAGGCACTGCGTCACGGCCAGGGCATGGAGGTCTTTGCCATTATCGAGGAGCTTATCCCCGTGCTGATTTCCGAGGGTCTGGTCGGCGACGAGTATTTCATGAATCTCGTTGATTACCGTAACATGGCTGAGGGCGACCAGAACAACTTCCTCGTTGAGGACAACAATCTGTTCGTTGTTGCCAGAGCTGCAGACGGCACCCAGGCTATTCGCCGGCAGCGTCTCGGCGGCGTGAGCGAGACCAAGATTGACACCGAGATGCACATTGTCCGCATCTATGAGGAGCTCAATCGTATTCTCGCCGGTCGCGTCGATTTCAACACCTTTGTCAACAAGGTGTCCGAATCCTTCCGCAAGCAGATGCTGGATGAGATCTACGCTCTGTGGAGCAACGCCACCGCTACCCAGATGGGCGGCACCACCTACTTCCCTGCTGCAGGCACTTACAACGAGTCCGCGCTGCTGACCCTGATCGAGCATGTCGAGGCAGCCGCCGGCGGCAAGCAGGCAACCATCATCGGCACCAAGGCCGGCCTGCGTTATCTGCAGGAGTCCATCCAGTCTGACGGCGCGAAGGACGAGCTGCACAATATGGGGTATTACGGCAAGTTCTTCGGCACTCCCTGCGTGGCTGTCCCCCAGCGCCACAAGGTCGGTTCCACCGGTTTCGTCATGAACGACAAGGTGCTCACCATTGTTGCCGGCGACGAGAAGCCCATCAAGGTTGTGCGCGAGGGCGACGGCATTGTCCATATGGGCGATCCGTTTGACAACCAGGATCTGACTCAGGAGTATGTTTACGGTGAGAAGTACGGCATGGGCATCCTGCTTGCGGGCGGCAATGCCGGTATCGGCCGTTACACCATCCAGTAAGTCTGGCACAGAATGACCTAACATACACCCGCGCGGCAGTATATCCGCGCGGGTGATTACATTACGCACGAAAGGACGTTGGATATGGCAACAACAAGAAAGAGAACAACAGCGGCAAAGACGCAGACAGAGGCACCTGTCAAGGAAGAGGCGCAGGAGAAGATCGTGCCGAGGGAGATCGACCTTCATCAGTATATCACTGTGAAGAACGGCTTCCACGGGATGCTGATCTATAAGAGCTCCAGAACGGGCGAGGTGTTCATGTGGGACGCTTTCGGAACGGAACAGGAGATCGAGCTTCAGGAGCTTCGCAACGCGAAGAACACGGCGAAGGATTTCTTCATCAACAACTGGTTCATGTTTGACGATGAATTCAAATGGGTCATCGATTATCTCGGCATGGGTCAGTATTATCGTTACGCGCTGAATGTGGAAGGCTTCGACGAGCTGTTCCATAAAACGCCTGCCGAAATCAAACGCGTCATCAAGGAGATGTCGGACGGGCAGAAGAAGTCGCTTACCTACAGAGCAATGGACATGATCGCGTCAGGCGACATTGATTCCAGGAAAGTGATTGCCGCATTGGAGGATGCGCTCGGAGTCGATCTGATTGAAAAGTAAGGAGGCGTTTTATGGCTGTCCCTTACGATGCCTTCACAGGCGCATTTTTGGAAAAGATCTCTGAATTTGAGCTGCTGCAGCTCGATGATAACATCAGGACAGAGATGATAGATAACTACAGGAAGCGTGCAATAAGTGCATTCAGAAAAAACTGCAAGGTCGATCTGTTTACGACGGGAGACGATATTGAACGGGTTTATCAGGTTGAAGTTGAAAGAGACGAGCTTGACGAGCTTGTCGATATTATCTCCGAGGGAATGATCGTGCAGTGGCTGAAGCCATATGTGTATCAGGCGGATTTGCTGAAAAATCTGATGAACACAAGAGACTACACGCTGTATTCGCCTGCTGAGCTATTGCTTCGTGTCGGGAACGAGCATAAAGAGGCGAAGAAACATTTCACACAGATGATCCGCGAGTACAGTTACAACCACGGTGATCTGTCGGATCTGCATATATGAGCATCACAAATGCCATCGGCTTTGAGGTACGCCCGAAGCTTTTGGAAAATTATTTCGGAACTCTCGTAAATCAGATATTCAAGATTCTCCCGATGCGAGAGGCAGAGTCAAAATCGCTGAGCAAATACATATGGCGTCTTTCAGCGGAAATCGCAGGCGGGGCGGGAATGTACCCGCATCTGCAGGACGATTCCTATTACGCGAGCCTGATGAACATTCTGCAGTATCTGAATGAGCATAACAGAGAATGCAGCATTGAGCAGACAAAACAGCTGGTGTTTGAGGGAATCCGCATTTGCGAGAAGCTTTCGGACAGATACGCCGGTTTGTGCAGAAAGTGCGACCAGCCCAACAAGAAGGGTTGTGT